CTTGAACCCGTGCTAGTCATTGACCCTGTTGTTGATGTTTCCAACTCTCATCAACATCTAGAAAAAGTTTTTAAGTCAGGCGTTAATAAATCTATTTATCGCTATACTGCCGATAGTTCTAGCGACCAGAACTGGGTATTTAATAACATCTGCCCGCCATCGTTAAATACTGTAGTAGGACGCGAGCTACGAGTTAGATATACTATGCTAGTCCTTAATGCTTGGACTACCGCAGGTAATCAACCTATCGCTTTCAACGCGCTTGATGCAACAGGAGCACCACAGGTGAAAGGAACTAACCCCTATTTTGGTTGTGTTCCTCGTGCCTGTCCTATCGGTTCATCTGCTTCAGCTATTGAACTTCGTCTAAACGGTTCAGCTACTAGCGTCAGCATTAACGACTACGCGTGCATATATCCCCATATCATGTCTAACGAACAAATCTCGCGATGGTCTAGCGAAATGCCACTTCAAAAAGACGATAGCGCATTTTATGAAAGTCCATATGTTAATTATAACGGAACTATTACCCAAAGAGACAACCGAAGCCCTTTCGCGACCTATGGTGATAATACCACAGTCCCTAGCCGTGCTTCTTTCGTATGGACTTATCTAGGAGGCAGCACTAGTGGGACTCAATCCTATAATTATTATCAAGTTGAAATCACGGAACAGTTGATGATTAGCCCCATGGTATGGAGTGATTTAATGGATAAAGCACAAGGTCTATCTAATCTTAATAATCTCATCCTAAATATACGATTTGCTGATATGAACCGTATGATTTCAGCCGTTCTTCCAGCTACTAATTCTTTGTATGTATCTTGCCAGAATACGCTAAACGTTCAACTTCAAGGCGGTCTAGTCTCAGTTAGTCAATTAGGATATGTCGCGCCCACGCTTGAAATGGAATATATAACACAAGACCCGATTCTAGCAGCGAAGCAACCGGCAGTCCTGACCTACGATTACAGCCTTCTTCAACCATTTATCACACCGTGTGGTAATTGGGTTTCCACTACGGTAGATAATACAACTTTCACGGCTCAATCACTTCGTCTAGCTTCTGTTCCTTCTAAAATTTATCTATTCGCTCGCCCTAGTAAATCTGCGCTCAATACTGCTGCATTAGCACAATCCACGCCTGATACATTTTTACGCATCAAGAATATCAGTATAAATTACAATAATCGCGTTAATCTGTTTTCTACTTACAGTGAAAGCGACCTATGGCAAATGAGTTGTTCCAATGGCTTACAAGATACCTTTAACGAATGGAAATATTACACCGGTTCAGTTGTTTGCATTTCCGTAGCGAAAGATATATGTTTAGATAGCGAAATTGCAGAAGGCCAGGCTAATCAATACACGACTTTGCAGGTTTCTGCGACATTATCAGCTAGCCCGCTCGCATACGCACAGGTTCCAGCTCCGCCAACTTTTCCATCACTTCAATATGATTTCTACATTCTAGTAGAACAAGCCGGTAAGTGCTTTATCAACGCCAGCGAATGCCAATACATCCTAACTGGCCCATCTGCTAGCGAAGTACTCAAACTTACAAGCGAAATGCACCCTCGCGTAGAACACGACGAAGCCGAAAGCAAGCAAGTTGGCGGTGGGGCGTTTGGTGCCGGTAAGCTCATCAAGAGAACTGCTAATCTTATTAAAAATGTTAATCCACAAGATGTTGCCAAAGGTGTAGAAATGGCACAGAAAGCCCTAGGTTCCCTTGGTATGGGAGTTGTTGGCGGGGCAGTGCATGGTAAAAAGCATTCTCGCGTGTATTAGATTTTTTATATAAAAACCTATTAGATTTTTATTTATTAGACGAATAATTATTTCGAACTAAATTTAATTGTGGGTCACCCGGGACTCGAACCCGGAACTAATCGGTTAAAAGCCGAGTACTCTACCATTGAGTTAGCAACCCTTTAAAAAAGCATTTTATAATATTTTCATTATATTTAAAATAATACTCTGAGATTTTAAATTTTGCAACTTCCTACCTTAAAAATTAATTGTTGCAAATTATAAGCCACAATAAAAATGCCGGTACTGATGTTAGGTACTTGGTAATTTTATTGTTTAATTATTAAATTTTTTATAATTTCTACATAGAAATATTATTTTAGTTTTTTTTTTTAATCTTAATATTTTTATCAATATTGCTTAATAAATTTATCATTGAATTTTATTGATTTTTTTTTATAAGGGGAGGTGTAGCAATATCATTGCTAGCTTTTTTCATAGTTATGGATTTGATTGTTTCGATCTCGCTCATTTTTATATTTTTAAAAAAATCGATCTCGATTTTATCTCCGAACATTCTTTTCCGATATTCTAGTTATTTCAATATCCATTACTTTTATTTTCAGTTTTCA